AGAGCATATTTAGATATATAGCATCCCGGGAGGGGAGCTACGGTTGAGCTGAAGCCGGAGATATGGGAGTGGATTTCTCGCGCCATTGACCACGTGCGATACGGGGAGGTGATACTAGTAATCCACGATGGCAAAATCGTGCGCATCGATACAAAAGACCGGAAACAGATAGCGAAGTAAAGTAGAGCCAACCAAAACAACGGAGGCGACGCTTTGCCCATTACGGGTAAGGTGTCGCCTTTTTTGCGTCTAAGGAGGGCGTATGACAGGGGAAGACATCGCGAGCGTTATGATAGGCACCATGCTGGTCAAGCGGATACAGGACTTGGCGTGTGCGTTCACTCGAAAGAAGCGGGAACAAGACACGTTGGTAGCCAAGGCATGGTGTGCTATTGCTGAGCGGTTTAGCGGGAAGACTGACGAGTACTACCTTAGGACCGCCTACGCGGTCATGCGACACCATTACGAGATATACCAGATGCCAGAGCCTGAATGTTATGTGTCTTGGGACCCTGGGATACGAAGAGCTGGAAAATATGTAAAATCAATGGTCAAATACCCCCCTAATTCGTCTACCTATACTAGTGAGGGGATATAGCTTGAACAAAATAGCACATGGCTTGTTCCAAGACGCCGAGTTTACATCTCGCATAAGTGACCTTGCCCGAAGGCAGTACGCAAGGCGTCGGGGGGCATACGCTGCCCTCTCAATTTTTGAGCGCGAGGACTTAGAACAGGAACTGTGGTGCACCATTTTCGAGTGCGATGGTGACAGCGATAAAGAGTTGTTTCTAATTGCAGAGAAGAAGGCGGAGGCATTAGCGCAGCAGGGCATATATAAACGCGGTGATTCACCCATTACTGAAATTCCAATATCCCAACTTGGGGAAGATGAAAGGCGGTATGTCGAGAATCTGGTATACAGCTGCGCCGGAGACGACGACTGAACTACAGAATAAGGAACAGTGAATTGTGGCAAATCCGAAGGGCAACCCGCAGAACCTCACGCCGTGGAAACCTGGGGAAAGTGGGAACCCCAACGGTCGACCCAAGAAGGGGCAGGCGGTTACAGACATCCTGCGTGAAACCGTAGACAAGCAGTCTCTTGTGGAAAAGCTTTTAGAGCTTGCGCAAGAAGGAGACCTCGCTGCGCTTAAGTATTGCATCGACCGGCTGGACGGCAAGCCCGTGGAAACAGTCAACCAAACAGTGAGGAACGTACCTGAGTATGTCGGGTTTGCGGATACAGACGATACCGAAAATCAGGAAGCTGATTGAGTCAGACAAGCGGTATCGTGTTGCCTACGGTGGGCGAGGATCTGGCAAGAGCTACGGTGTCGCATCGTATTTGGTGGTCAAGGGGCTGACCGAGAGCACTAGGATCTTGTGTGCCAAGGAGACGCAAAACACGCTTGCCGATTCAGCCCTCGCGTTGATGAAGCGGGTTATACATGATCACGGGCTGGACGATTGTTTCCAGACCACAAAGACCGGGCTGTTTTGCACCCAGACCGGCACTGAGTACATATTTCGCGGGTTACAGCACCCGGAGCGTATCCAGTCACTGGAGGGAGTCAAATACTGCTGGGTAGAGGAGGCGACGAAGGTCTCACAATCGGCATGGAATATTTTAGCGCCGACCATACGTGAGGCAGGGTCGGAGATCTGGGTCACATTCAATCCAGACCAAGAGGATGACCCTACCTATGATCGATTCGTGGTAGTCGACCGGCCTGACGCCGAGGTAGTCAAGATCAACTACCCTGATAACCGGTTCTTGCCTGAGCCGCTCCGGCAGGAGATGGCCTACGACAAGGCGACCGATTACGATAAGTACCTATGGGTCTGGGAGGGGCATCCCAGGACAGTCACCGATGCCCAGGTATTCAAGGGCAAGTTTCGGGTTGCAGCGTTTGACACACCGCCGGATGTGGACCGGTTCTACTACGGGGCTGACTGGGGGTTCTCCCAGGACCCCTCGACGCTGGTGCGGTGTTTCATCCGCAACCAAATCTTGTGGGTGGACTATGAAGCCTACGGTGTTGGTGTCGACATTGACGATTTGCCTGATCTGTTTCGCGCTGTGCCCGGGGCTGATAAATGGCCTATTACGGGTGACTCGCAGCGGCCCGATACAATGAGCTTCCTGAGAAAACACGGGTTCACGGTGTGGGGGGCCAAGAAAGGACAGGGGAGTGTAGAGGACGGGATAGCGTTTATCCGGAGCTTCCGTGGGATTGTAGTTCATGAGCGGTGCAAACACACGGCGGATGAGATGAAGCTGTATTCGTATAAGACGGATAAGCTCACCGGCGATGTTCTCCCGGTGTTGGAAGACAAGCACAACCATTGCATCGATGCGCTACGTTATGCTCTGGAAAAGCTTATGCGGGCAATCGGAAGCGTTGGGAATATGAGACCGGCGGTATGAGTGATTTTCAAACGGCTGACATAAATGAGCTATTGAACGGTGACACGAGCACGGGGGAGAAGCGGGACTTCAATGCGGTGCTTGCCAGTTATGATCGTGAGTTGATGGGGTTCAAGCCAAGGCGCGTAAAGCCGGTGTGGCCTGCACCCATCAGGAAGAGGATATGTATCAAGTAGACAGTCTCGAAGATATAGACCGCTCGTATCTCAAAGACACAGTGAGTGAGTTTGCGAACACGCAGCGGCAGCATTACTTGGAAAACCTTGCCTATGCCGATGGTGACAACCCGAGGATCATGAACCGCGAGCTCCCTGACCCTACGGGCCCGGACAATCGACTCCCGGTAAGCTATGCACGGCGCATTATCAGTCTCGTAACCGGCTATATGTACAAGCCCGGACTCGTGCAATATGGCTTTGAAGATGATGCTTATCAATCGGTTATGCAGGAGGTGTTTGACACGAACCGTGAGCCTATAAAGACTGCTCAGGTAGGCAAGCAGACGAGTATTCATGGGATTGGGTATGAGTACCATTACGTGACCGGTGACGGGACCACGGCTATACCTCGGTTTACAAAAATGCCTGCGCATGAAGTCATCCCGATATACTCGATGGATCTAGAACCCGAGGTGCTCGCGTTTATTCGTGTTATTACTCGCGGAGAAGAATATCGGCTTACTTATGTGACTGATCGATATGCACAGGAGTATGTCATGCCGAAGCGCGGAGGCGAGCCCGCAGCCATAGGGGAGGAAATACCTCATTACTACGGCGAGTGCCCGCTTGCAGTATTCCAAAACAACGAGGAAAAGCTCGGGGACTTTGAAGCTGTGACTCCTCTTATAGACGCCTATGATGTGCTCATGTCCGACTCGATGAATGAGTTTGACAGATTTGCTTGGGCGTATCTTCTGCTTAAGGGCATGATGTTGTCCGGTGAAGACCTTCAAGCTTTGAAGCAGATGCGCGTGTTTCAGAATCTGGAAGACACCGGAGATGTGTCGTTCCTCACGAAGGAGATTGACACCGAGTTTATCAAGTTCATGACTGATTTGGTTCGTGCGGAAATCCACCGTCAGAGCGGGATTCCAAATCTAGAGGATTATGATGGAGCTGGTGCATCGGGCAAGACGATGACCAAGTTCATCTACCTCATGGAATTGTTTACCGACCCCAAAGAGAGCTATTTTGTCGAGGGCCTGCGGCGACGGCTTGAGTTGGTAAACCGGATACTGACGATACAGGGGAAGGGCGGAGATCCCATGGCGGTGGATGTCATCATGAACCGCAACCAACCTGATAACTCGCTGGAGCAAGCTGACATATTCCAGAGGTATGCCGGGTTTGTGAGTCAAAAGACATTGCTTGAGAACTTTGCTGACTTCGTGGATGACCCTGACGAGGAGATTGAGCGTCTTGCTGGGGAAGGGGAGCCCAACGTCGAAGTGTACGGTAATCAACAGGGGCTGGACGTCGAGGAGCCCGAGGTTGAGTAGTGGCGTCTCAAAGAGATCCAGCCCGACTCAACCGGGTTACCAAGGAAGCGCTACGGCGGCGATTGGATTCTCGCGAGGCGGAGGTGATACGGAATTACGCACAGGCACTGGAGGAAATACGTAGCGACATATCGAGGTTGTACGAAAGGTACTCCGACGACGGCAAGCTAACGCTTGCACAGATGACAAAATACAACCGTTTGCGGTCACTGGAAAAACAGATCACTGAGGATTTACGGCCTTTGGCTCTAAAGAATAAAGCGCTTATTGAGCAGATGGTCGAGGTTGAGTATGACGAGGCTTTTTACCGTGAGGCATGGGTGATCGATCAGCAATCCGGTGTAGCGTTGAAATGGGGGCTATTGAGTGAGGATGCGATAGAGGCTGCGGTTGCTAATCCGTTGCGCAAGATTGCACTTGAGCGGCTCCGGGCAGATGGACGTCAAAAGATACGCCGTGCGGTGGCCCAAGGGTTGATTCGTGGGCAGTCATACCCGGCTATGATGCGCGGGATACGGGATGCTATCAACGGGACTGCGGCGGATGCAACACGGATCGTTCGCACAGAGGGGCAGCGTGCTCAGGTGATGGGGCAGCAGCACACTCACAAACGGGCTCGCGAGTTGGGCGTTGAGACTGTAGATGTGTGGGACGCCACGCTGGACGGTGACACGAGACCGGAGCACGGGAGGCTTGACGGTGTGGAGGCAAAATACCGTAGCGGCCAACCGTATTGGGACACTGCTGTCGGCCGTGTGCGCGGTCCGCTACAAAGCGGAGTTGCGAGTTTTGATATCAATTGCCGATGCGCGGTGACCGGTCGTGTAAAGGGCTATGAGCCCAAAGTGCGGAGGATACGGGACCAAGGCGTGGTGCCGTACAAGAGTTACGAACAATGGGTTATGGAGGATGCACCGGAACGGGTGCGAAAACGATACATGCGGGCGGCTTCATAGGCCGCTTTTTTATGGGGGTGGCTATGACCAAGAAACAGAGAATCCGTTATGACGTTGCCGAGGCAATGAGCCGGAACGCAGCGGGGGCTGCGAGAAACACGGATCTAAAACAGGTGGCCGACAGATATCATCTAAGCACGGACGCTGCGGGGCAGCTTCGGGCCAAGGTGATTTTTGCCGGTCCGCCGACAAAGAAGTTTTGGTAAGGGGATATTAAATGGCAGATGAAGCGGAGAAGGTAGAGGCGACCGAAGAGGGCGTAGACTCTACAGAGAACGCATCACCGACCGTAGATGAATTGATGGAGCAGATTGCCGAGATACGGAAGGTCCAGAGCGGCAGCGACAAGAAGGTGCAGGAACTTTCTCAGGCGTTGACGCAAAAGGATAAGGAACTTGGCGAACTGAAGAAGCAGGCGATGACCGAAAGCGAACGCCTGAAGTACGAAAAGGAAGAGGCGGAAAGGCGTGCTTCTGAACTGGAATCGCGGCAAAAAGAGCTGGAAACTGAACGGTTGATAACAGCCGGATTGGCAGCAAAGAAACTCGATGTTTCGGTGTCCGAGCTGATGCAAAAACCCACTGATGCAGAGTCATTGGCAAGATGGTTAGAGCGATTTGAAGGGGTTATACAGCCGGAGGTCGAACGCCGCGTGAACGAAAAGCTTGTAAGTGCGAAGCCAAAAAGTGGTGGAACACAAGAGCAAGCCCCAACCATTGAGACTCGGGAGGACGCTATGAAAGCGAGTCCCGAAGAGTTTGGTAAGTGGTTGGAAACACAAATCACATAGGGAGAAATAAATGGGTACTCTTGAGAACCTGAAACCCGAGATAATCTCGGGGCAGCTTCTTCAGCGACTCAACGACTCTCTCGTGTTTGCACAGGTAGCGAACACCGACTATCAGGGGGAAATAACCTCCTATGGCCAGTCGGTACAGATCGTTGAGGTAGGGCCGGTAACGGTCAACTCCTACACGATGGGGTCTACCAGTGACATCACGGTTGAGCAGTTGGACACCGCAGCGAAGGTGCTGCAAATCAATCAGGCGTCGTACTATGGCTTTACCATCGACGATGCCGACAATGCGCAGGCGCGGGTTAAGATTCTGAATGATGGGATCTCTCAGGCTGCGTGGGAGCTTCGTGATGATATCGATGCGTACATCGCTGCACTGAAAGGCGACGCTGGTGTTGCGGTAGGTGGAAACGCTACTACCGGCGTAGATATCACGTCTACTAACGTGCTGGTGTATTTCATGGAGGCCGCTCGGAAGCTTGACGAAACCAACACCCCGGAGGCGGGCCGATGGGCCGTTGTCCCTCCGTGGCTGGCTCATAAAGCAACCCTGGCGGGGATCGTGCAGAAGACCGACAATGACGCTGTATTCGGCAGCGGGTATCTCGGTGAAGTGTACGGATTCCGCGTGTATAAGAGCAATAACATATCCGCAACCTCGGGCACCGACAGGTATCCGGCGCTGTTTGGATATCAGGGCTCGATTTCGATGGCTGTGCAGGTGCTGAGCTCGGAGGTCGTTCGACCCTCGAAGCAGTTTGTGACGCTTGCCAAGGGGCTGGTCGTATACGGTGCCAAGGTAACGCGGCCGAATAACCTCGGCGTCCTGTATGCCGACTACACTTCGGAGGCGACGTAATGGCTGGAACTACTGCATCTAGCATCGTGTCTATAACCGCTTACAATAGCTCCACGCCCAAAGGCGTGCAGTGGGTGTCTCTGGCCACCGAGGCCGGGCGACACATCGACGTAAACGGTGTGGACAGTACGAAGATGATCCTTTTGGTAACCGCCGATTCGACCGATCAAGCGAACGACGTTATCTACATCGGGTGTACCGATACGGATGATTCCGACACCGCCGACTACTCGGCAGGCAAGCTCAACCAGATGAAAGTCAACTGTGCACGTGTGACTAAGGGCACGGCATACGCAAAGCTGCGGTCTACCGCGAGCACTCATCTGAAGAGTCTGTACGCGATCGGTCCATTTGAAACCGCGCGGTTTAAGGACTCGGATGGCTACATCAATATAGCCAAGGGAAAAGAAGGAAGCTCGGTCACCTTTATCTGTCCGATTCTGTTGCCGTAGCCGGTAGGGCGCGGAGGAGATTGCATGGCATTTGATACCAAGACCGAAGCGCCCGAATGGGCGTGTAGCAAGGATTTACTGTGTGTATTGGGGACTGCGGGATCCCTCCCGCAGGCCCCATTCAATAACGAGGAATACGAAATATGGGGGGTTTCTCCTGTAGTCACCTATGAACCGTGTAAGCGGTGTGACCGTTTGTTTGAAATCCACGGGGAAGGCTACTGGAAACGCAAGGATATACTAGAGCGCTTGAACCGGTTTGACGGGCCTATCTATATGCAAGATCGGTACAAAGAGGTGAAAAACTCGAAGCGGCTCCCAATCGAAAAAATCCAAGAGTTGCCACACGGCACCTACCAAACGACGGGGATATCCTACATGTTGGCGCTGGCGTATCTGTCGTATTTAGAGGTGGGCAAACCTTGGCACGTCGCGTTGTTTGGCGTGCACATGGAACACCGAGAGGAGTACGAGGAGCAACGGCCGTGTGTAGAGCACTGGATTGGGAAGCTTGAGGGTGCCGGTGTTGATGTCACGGTTGCGCCGGGCGGGGCATTGCTCAAGACGTTTGGGATGTACGGATACGAGAACTATAATCCTGTATGCTACGACATCAAGGAGCGCATTAAAGGTTTGCAGCTCGGCATAGAGCACTATGAAAACTTGCGCAACGAGAACGAAGGGCTGCGGCACCAGCAGATAGGCGCTGCCAAAGAGGCGGAGCATTGGCTTCGTGTGTTCCAAAAAGGCGAGGCTCCAATAGGAGATTGATATGGACGGAGGGGATAGAGCCGGATACAAGCAGATATCCAAGGCCGTAGACGCTACATTGATTGGGCCGTCAACCGGGTCGACAACTTACACAAGCGGTGATTGGTCTATGATACAGGTGGTGTCAAGCAAGGCCGTATTTGCGGGGATAACTGCGCCCGGCATGACTAATTCGAGTAAAATCAGCTCTGCTACATCGTGGGACAAGGGAGTTGAGATAGGCTGTAGCAAAATCACTGCGATTAAGCTATCTTCGAAGACTACCGATCATGCGGTGCTGGCCTATAACAGGATATTGCTATAATGGCTTTGCTCACGACGGCCGAAGCCAAGACCTATCTTCGGATCACATCAGATACATATGACTCATTGATAGCGGAGTATATACCGCTTATAGAGGAGGACATTTGCTACTATCTGAACAACTGGTTTGAGGACAAGGTGATATTCGTGAGCAAAAGCAACGGGTTGGCGTTCTCCCGAGGCAACACTTCCACCGGTACCACGCAGGCAGACTATGTAACTGACGACGATGATGATTTTACTACAGCAGGGTTTCGCGCCGGAATGGACGTGGCGATACGCGCCGGTAGTAATTACGGGATTTATACGTTGGCATCGGTGAGTACCGATACGCTGACAATGACGTGTACGGGAGAGTTTGAGGACCAGGATCAAGACGCATCGTACAACACGGTGGGGAGAATACGGATATCACGCATGGTGTGGCCGGACCGGCTCAAACCGATCGCGGCGAAAATGATTTGGTACCAAATTGATCACAACAAACCGGACGGTGCGATTAGCGAGAAGATAGACGACTATTCGGTTACGTATGTCAACGGAAAAGCATACCCTATGCAGCTACTGGACCAGTTGCGCCCGAACAAACAGGTGGCTATGGCGTGAGTTTAGCGGACTACTACGACCAGACAATCAAGATTGTAACAGTGACTCCGCCAAGCCAGTTTTCAACCGGCCCGTTTAACGAGTCATGCTCTACTGCAATAGCCGCCGTCAATCCTGTTAGAGGGGTGGAGACTTTTACCGGCGGGAAAAACGAGGCATTCGCAGATTACAAAGCGTTTATGTCCTCCACGGTGTCCGTCGATGAGTCGAAAGTTGTAACGTGGGATAGCAAGCGCCTGAATGTAGTGTTTGTGAAGGACACACTTGACAGAGGGCATCACAAGCTGGTGTTTCTCAAAAATGACGCTCGGCAAGGGGCATTAAGCACGGGGGCCCCGCTACCTCCATGAAATCTGGAGTACGTATAACGCGGAATACGATGGCCGATAACAACTACAAATCGGCTATCAATAATGCGATAGAGGAGGCGCTTGCTCAGGCGGGCGAAATACTCGTTGATCATGCAGCAGCTCTTGCGCCGGTAAAGACTGGTAGGTTGCGCGGGTCAATTACGTGGAAGACGAGGAATGAAGGAAGCCATGCAGAAGCTCCGGCCGGTAATGAGGACGAGGTGAGCGTACCGTATGATGATTGGACTCTACATGTGGGTAGTAATGTTGATTATGCCGAGCATCAAGAGTACGGCACGAAGCGCACAAATAAGCAACCGTTTTTACGACCGGCGCTTGCAAACAACAAAGTTGCAATCCGGCGAGACTTTAGCGATTGGGTAGAAAGGGGTTTGAAACGTGGCCGTTAGCATCGAAAAGGACATGTGGACGCTTCTTAACGGATGTTCCAGCGTCACCGATTACGTGGGTGCCGGGGCTAACTCTGAGATTTACTGGATGGATGTGCCCACGGGTACCACTCCGAGCTACCCGTACATAGTGTATTCAACGATTGCGGCAAACGGCGCACTTAGGTATGTCGGGCTTAGAACTGCTGACACACTGGTGCAGTTTTCGGTGTTTCACACTCACAAGCAGGATGGGTTGGATTTGGCCAATGCTGTTTTTGATGAGCTGAGTGCATACCATGGGTCACCGGGAGACAAAACCATTCACTACATCTCATGCAATGGGCCAAGGATGATACGCGACCCTGACTATGAGACTGTATATCAATATGTGATCGATGCGGAGGTGCGCTACGAACGATAAGCGAATATTTGAGTGTCCGTCCTGTGGGGCGGTGGTAGAGCGGAGGGCATACGCTGGTGTCGTTTGTGAGCGGTGCCACGTATTCATGAAGAAGGTTATTAAGTCGGGCGCGTTTGAGGAGATTGACCCCGACATGGAGGTAGACGATGGCAGCTGATTTTATTTACGGCGTTGACGGGGCAATATACCTCGGAGGCAATAAAGTGAGCTACATGAATGGTTGGTCGATGGCGATTAACACAGGAGTTGTAGACACACCCGATCTTGGTAGTTCCGGGCCGGTACGGACGTATTCAAAATACCACGATTTTACCGGGCAAGTGAACGGTGCATATAGATTCGATGACGATACAACGAGCGAGACCGCGCAGGAAGACGTGACGCATCAGTTTGTGTTGACCGGCACTCCCGCAGCGGTGGTGGCCAAGTTTATTGAGTCGAGTAAATCGATGTACTACGGGAACGTGGTGCTGACAAACATCACAAAAAACCAACCGGCAGACGGTGTGCAAAGCTGGTCCGGTGATTGGGCGCAAAGCAACGGGCCGCTTGCGTGGTCAAGTGATACGAGTACTTCGTAAGGAGATATGTAGTGCGAGTAAGTCTCAAAAAATCTGATGTATTCATACCGGACTGGCAGGGCAACTTGGATCTTCCCGAATCGGAACAGGTAAGGTTCCATTATCGTTTTCTGGGAAGCGCGGAGCGTGACAAGTATATCTATAGGAAACCTATGGAGTACACGTTCGATGCAAAGGGCGAAGGCCAGTTTGGGAAAGTTGAGATGGTGCAGGACGGTAAAGGCATTGCCATGCGCATGGTGACGCGCATTGAAAACTTGGAAGTGGAAAAGGAAGACGGTACGGTTGTCAGCGTTGATAACATAACCGATTTCTACAAACATCCCATGGCGGACCTTGCCGGACTTGTGGAAGCGCATATGCTTGAAGCCACGGCGGTGGTAGATACAAAAAACTGAGGGTGGCCTTTGGGGCTTGGCTAAAGGAATACCACAAAGAAAACCAAGACCGGTTGCGTAAGAAGCCCCGTGATCATGTGGTTACCATTGACGGCCATGGGGTCGAGGTCCGCACCATACCCGATTATTTTACGGATGAGTTTGTAGATTGCCTAAAGGCGTGGTCTACCACCAGACGATGGAGTGTGTTTCCATTTGATGGTGGATGGGCGGAGCAGCCGTGTCGGCTCATGGATGTCATGAACGAGTTTGAGCGCATGTTTGCAGAATGGGAGTCTAATCAGTGACGACCGAAGAGCTAAAGATCGTTGTCCGTGCAGAAGCGAAACAAGCAATAAGCGAATTACAAAAAGTACAGAAAACGACTGCGGGAAACGTGTCTTCGCTGAAAAACATGGCTGGTGCTCTGGTTGGGTTTGGCGGTGTGGCAGCGGCTCTTGTGGCGACCAAGCGTGTGGTAGTAGACAACATCCGTGCTGGTGTTGAGTACGCGGCGGCGTTAGAGAAGCAGACGGTTGCGTTTGACGTGTTGCTTGGGTCGGCCGACAAGGCGCGGGAAATGATGCGAGATATACAGGAGTTCTCCGCATCGACTCCGTTCCAGTTACCAGAGTTAACCAGTGCTGCACAGCGATTGCTCGGGTTCGGCACCGCTGCTGAGGATGTGGTTGAGACCATGCAGCGGCTTGGTGATTTATCGATGGGTAATAGTGAGGTATTGAACCGGCTGACGCTTGCGTATGGGAAACTTCAGGCGAAAGGCAAAGCGACGCTTGAAGAGCTGAATATGTTCACCGAGGCGGGCGTACCATTAATGGCGGCGCTTCAGGAGCAGACCGGAGCGACGAAAGACGAGCTCTTTGACATGATCACTCGTGGAAAGATGGGCTTCGAGGATGTGAACGAAGCTATCCGCACGATGACGAGTGAGGGCGGTCAGTTTTTCGACATGACAAGCAGGCAGGCGGAGACGCTTGCCGGGCAGATGTCAACGTTGAAAGACAATATTGATGCGCTTCGGGCTGCGCTTACGCAGGGATTGGTAGAGCCAATTACGGAAGCTGTAAGGAAAATGACCGAACTTGTCCAAAAGTTCACCCTTGCAGGGTCTTTTGAAGAAAACCTTGCGGCGGTAACGAGTGAAGACTTTGGCAAGCTTTCCACTGAACAGCAAATGGCGCTTATTGAAAACACCATAGCGGGCTTTCAGGGAAAGCAGATGATATATGCCATGAAACCCACTTTGGGATTTAATAGCCCCGCTAAAGAATACGGTAGCGATATTAACCAACTTCAGCAGCAGCTAAATCAAATGAGACGCGAGTTTTCGCACCCCAGCGCGGAAGCGATACGAGAGCTTGAATTGCTCATGGAGAACCCCACTCCAGATGCAAAGCAGCGTGCTATACGTATCAGAGACGAGCTGATAAGTTCGTTGTTTCCGCAAGGGTATCAAACCTTGGCGGAACAAGGTGGAACAGTAGATATCTTGCGTGTGGCCCAACAATTTGGAGGCTATCAAACCAAATCTCTGACAGCTCCCGAATACATTGCTTCTAAATACCCGGATTTCCAACGTTTGTTTAATCAAGCGTGGAACTATACAGCCCCTTCGTCTGGTGGTGTTGGTACCGGGCGTGTATCGGCCAGTGTGTCCGGGCTGTCAAATTTTTCGGTAGGAGGATGGGTTCGTTCTGAAGTCCCAGGTATAGGAGCTGGCACAGGACTTCCCTCGCCAACCTTGTCTACAGCTCCCACATACCGTGGTGGACTTCCGACCGACATGACACCTGCTGAGTACATGTGGATGCAGATGGGCTATGGCGGCGTGCCGAACATGGGCACATACCACGGCCGCGCCCCCGGTGCAGGACTGCCATCTGCCCACCTCCCCAGTGGTCTGGGAGTCCTTGGTTATGTCTCGGGACACAGGTTGTTTGGGTTTGGCTCGGCGGCTCCTGCGATACGTGGAGCATCGCGTCCGGAGTGGATCAATAACCAAGTCAAGACCGGAGTTCGTCACTTTCCGGGTGGTGGCCCCACTCCTGCGATGTTTGCGGCGGGGGAGGCGATGGGCGGTATGGCTGCTGCAACTCCCGAGGAGCTCGATGCATACATGACGGAGTTGTCACGCATGGAGGCTGCTGCTGCTGCGACGCGTGACACGATTGATTCGCTCAAATTGTCGCTTATGGAACTTGCTGGGCGAGAGCTGGTAGACGCTGCGCGTTTATTTGGCAAGACGTTCGCGGAGACTGGTGACCT